CGCAGTTTCGTCAAACGAAACCAACAGGTGCGGCAAGGTCTAGCAAGGGCAAAACTCTCGTCGGCAAAGTACGAAACGTATATGGCCAACCTCGAGAAAGCTTATGCTTCTATGGAAAAGGAACTTTTTGACGGCATCCTACCGGCTCTAGTCAGCAGGAAACCGCCCGCATCATTTGAAGAGGAAGCAACCGGACCCCTAAACTTGGACCCAATCGCGCCAGGAACTATGTGGGCGGACGTTGAGGGATCAGCCGAAAGGCCCCCCATGACGCTGCCCACGTATTTTGACTGCGTGAATCCACGATCTGGGACGGCAAACAAGCTTCTCCAACTCACTGGCAAAACCACTGCAGAGTTGCAATTGATGTGGGACAACGCTCGTGCGGCTGCGGCAGCTCAAAGAGCCCTAGCCAACAAGTGCCTGAACCCCAGTCGGGGGCAGGTTGAATCGGCCGGGGCCGGTCTCTTGAGGCCCACAAAGGAAAACAGCTGCGAATCCCCGGCTCTTAAGTTACACAAAAACTTAGGTGCTTCGGCACGCAAGCCAAAGCCTAAGCCCAAGAGAAAAGTCGCCACCCCGGAGTCAGCCATCAGTGGCAGCGTGCCTGTGCGCGTTGCCACCAGGGTTGGCTACGTTGAAGCCAATGGCTTCGAATTTCACGGCAGTCTTCACTGCCAGGATGATAAGGTCTATATCACCACATGTAGGCACGCTTGTAAGGACTCCGACAACGGAGTTGTCGTTTACGAGAGGCCTCCGTGCGACGGAGAAGCCACCATCAGAGTTCCGTGTAGCTTTGATATCCCGCACCCAGTGCAATTGACTGCACCGAAATACGCTACAGTCAACAAAGACGTGATGCGGTATCAAGTAATAGGATTCCCAGATGGCTTCAAGAAGTCCTTGTCAACCAGCTTTATAGGCACCGCCCCAGAGGAGGGTGATGTCGTAAGTTGCACCTACTACCGGAGTGGGGAATGGTATGAGACCAGAAGTACAGTGGACTCCGTTTTGCCAAATTTGGTGAAGGTGAAGGCCACTACGTATGATGGCATGTGCCGTGCCCCCTGGACCGGGCCCAAGGGCCTGGTAGGAGGGCACACTTATGGCAATCTCACTGCCGACAGTGGAGGCAAAGCCAATGGCTTTCAAATCGACAGCACGGCAAACGTTGGCCCGTTTGCAAATAAGGTCGAGTGGGCACAACCCATAATTACAATTAGGGGTGTCCCATCGATACAAGGCGGCAGAAAGTACCAACGAAGGGTTTTAGCTAAAGACCTAGGGAACACTTTCAAGAGCCGCTGCGTGGCTCTTGGTGACGCAAAAGCTATGGAGTATATCATGAAGGTATGCCCTTTTTGCGCCACACTATGCCACTTGCACAGGGCCGACGCCAAGCCAAGCCAACGAGACTTCGACCTCGTGGACAAAAAGAAGTTCTTCGTGCTCACAGACAATGAGTACGACTCCTTATCCTTGGTGGGCAACGGTTCCACAAACGAAGAGGTGGAAAGAAGGCTCAGCTACTACACCGTGATAGACGCCAGGCCTGCCTTACAATCCAATTGCGAGGCAGGAATGGAGGAGCTACCCGAGAAGCTGAAGGCCAAATTCAGCAAACCTGAGAGCCAAACTTATATGTTGACTGAGGATTGCTGCACCTTTCCCGCTACTCACGTCTGGAGGAAGCCAGCAGCCTTTGAAGTTGAGAAGGAACTTTGGAAGTTTTCCGAAAGCACTCAGCCCACCCCCTTAGAGGCCATGCTGCACGAACAAGTGGTTTGGCGTGAGATCGCTGATGAAGAGCGGTGTCATGCAAAGAATTACCTGCCGGCAACTGACCCTAATGCCATCCACCGAATGATAGATGTCGTGGCTACACTTCATGCCAGTAGTTCGGTGGGGCGTTATGACGCCTTTAGCCCGGGGGGCAGATTCATTGAAGGCCACTTATGTGTGGACCAGGCTGACTTCATCACCCAAATGGGCGATGGATGCCCAGCAAGCGGCTTAATCGAAGTGGCCTATCAATGTCTATTGATCCTCCAAGAGGTGGAAAGAAGGGAAGGGCCCGAAGTGTATTGGTCTGTCCAAGGAAAGAGGGACAAATACAAACTGGAGCCAACCGATGAGGGCTATGAGGTTAGGAAGGCTAGAAGCATCCAAGCACCCCCTCTTTTCTTTAAGGCGATTTGGGCCTATTGTATGTATGAGAGCGATGCATCCTGGACGGAAGACATCAGCTCAGACTACTTCCTCAAATGGAACCCCAATCGCCCTATACAGAAGAGGCTGTGGGATGCTATGAAATCTGCCAGCTATGTGGCTTCGACAGACGTCACAGGCTGGGACAGGAGATTGCCAGCCCGCCTCATTGAGGACTTCTTCGGTATATATGTCGCCAGTATGTGTTTTGGCATTAGCGAAAACGTCCTACTTTGGATGCAAAATGCTACAATTCATTCGAAGATGGTTCTGGCCAATGGCAGGGTTTTGCAAAAACACCGTGGAAACCCGTCAGGGTTCCCCAACACCATTCGCCTAAACTGCCTTACGCATAAGGTAGTCAATACTGTCTGCCAAAGAATGACGGGTATCCCCGGTTCCGTACGAAGCTTTTACGTCGGAGACGACGGCCTCAACTTTGCCTTTGATGCAGAGGGCGAAGACATGCTTAAGCAAGCGCTGTCCCAGTGGGCAGCCCTGTACCCGTGGGTGGTTAAGTTGGAAGGAGAATGGAAACCTCAAGATGGTGATTTCTCTAACTTACCTCCATTCGTGTCTCGGAAACCCATGCAGTTATTTCCCGGGATCTGGTTCTATGGGCTCTCCAACCCATATAAAGTGATGACTAAGCTCATCAGCAGAGATAACGGGGAGTATTGTGAAGAGGATTATCTGGAGAATTTACAAAGCATAAGCATGAGCCTCGCTCATCACGTGGTAACGCACACGTCTGGCCAGAAATATCTGGACTTTGTCGAAGGAATGCTGGAAACAGCAGATTCTCGTGGACAGCTAGACGGCGTGGTGCGCTCCGCGTGGAGCACTGTAACCTCTCTCTGAGCAAACTGACGGTCTGGGCATACCTTAAGGCCCGCGGCGCTAGCTGCCGCACCCAAGTGAGCGCTAATGGCGTTAACGAAATAAGCTGGGCAACCTTACGGCCCGCGGCGCTAGCTGCCGCACCCAAGTGAGCGCCGGTCCACGGTGATGGTGGAGGAGTGGTGTCCATATT